TCCGCCAAACCCAACAGCAGCGGGCCAACCGCAGCGCCCGCGCGAGCGCCAAGCGCGCCAAAACGCGAGCCAATCAGCGCGCCGGTGCCGGCCGCGGCGGCCTGTGGATAGGCGGCGCGCGCCGCAACACCCACGTTTTGAGCGACGGACGTGTCAGGCGCCGGGGCGCCCGCAAATGGGTCTGATACGGCGGGCGTAGCCCCCGCAAAAGGGTCTATGATTGCGGGCGCCGTCGTCCGAAACGGATCGACAATATCAATCATCAGCGGCCCCCGTATGTGCGGTTATAGTACGCTGTAAGGTCTTCAACCGACGCGTTAGGGTTCGCCGGGCGGGCGCGCTCAAGGAACTGCTCTAATGTCGGGCGTCCGGCCGGTGCTGCCGCGCCGCGGCGTTGACCCGGCACGCCTTCGCGTGGCGCAGCGGCGGCGGGTGCTGGCGCGGCGGCGGCCGGTGTTTCCGCCGGTGCGCCAAACTCAAGCCTGCCCGAACCATAATTACGACTGACGCGCGTCAAAATTTCGCGCACAGACTCGATGCTTTGCGTTGGGCTTGAAATAGCCGCCATCAACTGCTGAAGTTCTACGTTTGAGTTCATCTCCTGCGCCGACATGCCGGTGGCGGCCTTAATGGCGGTCAGCAGTTGCCGGCCAGACGCTTGGAGAGCATTGCGCTGCGATTGCGATGGTGTAGCCAGCGCCTTACCCAACTCTTGCCCTGGCGGCGTAGCACCAAGATAAGCGGGGATGTTTGCGGCGGCGCCGCGCCGCTCGCTTGGGATACCGCGCAGTTCTTCTAAGCGCTGGTAGGATGCTTTCATATCCTCCAACACTTTTTCGATGTTCTCGCGGCCTTCTTGTTTCCGGCGGTTTTCGCGTTCTTGTTCGGCGGTCAGGCGCCCGCGGGTTTGAGCTTCTGACGTTTGCCCGGCTTCACCCACCCGCGCCGGCTGATCCGCGCGAGCGCGCTCGGCGTCAATCCGTTTTACTTCTAGCTGTTGGATCGCGTCCAGCATGCGCTTTTGGTAGTCCGCGCGCGCTAACGGGCCTGCCGAGGGGTCCAAAGGCAGTTGAGGTACGTCCGACCGAACCATAGCATCGGCCGGCGCCAGCATGGCGTTGGCGGGCGTGGCGCCCGGCACCATGGCGTTAGCCTGAACAAGCCGCGGCCCCTGCCCTGCGATGACAGCGGCTTCGCTCTGGCGGCGGCTAGGATTGGCCGGCAGCGCCGCCACAGCCTGCGACAGCGCCGTCAAATCGCCGCTCCGCGCAGCAGGGAGCAGGCTTTCAGGGATACGGCCGTAGTTGTACGCTATTGAAATTAACGCGGCCTGCGCGTTGGGCGGCAGGCGGGCAAAATTTTCCGCCCCAATGTTTCTTTCGGCGCGCTGCGTAAATTCAGGGACGCGGCGGGCAAGATCACGCTCGGCGTCCTCGCGGTTGACCGTCATGCCTTGGCGCACCGGCACGACCGTGCCGTCGGCCAGCGTGGTGGTGTCACTGCCGAAGCCCGCGCGGAAGGCGGTGCGGTCAAAATAAGGCGTGCCTTCAAACCCTTCAAACCCGCGCAACATGTGCGCCGCTTGCAGTTGCGCCGGCGTCAGCCCTGGCGCCGCGGCGCGTGGGGCGGGGGCGCTTGGCGCGGCCGGCGGGGGCGCGGTGCCGGGCGACACTTCCGTACCCATGCGGAAGGTGCGGGCGCGCCGGTCAGCGAATACTGGGATGTTGCCTGGCCCGGCCAACGCAGTAGGCAGTTCGGTCAAGCTCTTGGCAATTTCGTCGGCTTTAGAGATCATCGTCGTGTACGCCTCGTCTGAATAATCAGACGGGATAAACCCTTGCGTCCCCGGCACCGCCGCCTCTGTCCGTGCCCGCCACGCAGCCCAGGCCGCGGGGCGGTCAGCTTCGGGCAGCGCGGCGATACCACGCAAGGACTCACGGCTCAATTCAAACGCCTTTAGTCCCGCTTCAGCTTGCGCTGCTGAAGCCTGCCGCTGTTCGCGTTGCCCAGCCATTAGCGCTTGGTATGTGGCCGCGCCCGTGGTCGGCGCGACTTCCAACAGTCGGCGAGCCGCGTCAGGTGAAGATGGGTCAAAGCCGGGCGTGCCCATCAACTGCCGAAGCGCGTTGCGTTCCTGCTCCGCGCCCTGCAACTGCTGCGACCGCATACGGTTGAGTTCCAACCCCTGCATGGCGCCGGCGATGCCAGCGATGTCGGGAAGCTGGAAGGGACGGATTTGGTTGGCGATAGCGTAGTCTACCATAGGTCCATCTCCTTATCGCTGCCAGATATAACCGGGGGGTATCGGCGGCCCTTGCAACTGGGGCGAAGCCCCGCCGCCGTAATACCCCGCCATGGCTTTATACAGCGGCGCTTGCACGAACAAATTAGCGCCGGTGGAAAGGCCGCTGGTCAAAGCGTTAGCCATGCCGGTGTACCCCGACGCGCGGGCTTGGCCACCGGCCATCGCGGCGTTTGATAGGCCCTGGCCCACATTCATGTACGTGTTCGCCATTCCTGCGCCCGTTTGGCCGGCCGCGCTGGTCAAGGCGTTCGCGCTGGTCTGACCGCTGCCGTACAGGCTTTGCAGCGGGTTAAGCTGGTTGGCGCGGTTGGTCTGGTACCGATTGAAGGCGTTCAAGTATTCTTCCGACGCCAAACCCTGCCCGAACCGTTCAATGCCCTTGAGCGTGGCGCCCGACAGCAGGCCGCCGCGGGCCGCCGCCGACCGTTCCAGCGCCTTCATACCTTCGCTCATACGGAACCCGTAGCCGGGGTCGGCTTCGTAGTCCGCCATGGAGAAATCTTTGGCGTACCGACCGTAATCAGGTGCGCCTGCCTCGCCGCCTTCAAGCCCAAGCAACGTCAGCATTCGGTTCTGTGCGGTTAGGCCAGCTTCCCGAAACGGCTCTTGCAGTTCGACCTGGCGCTCGAACATCCGCTCCTGCACATCCGTCGCTCGCTGGCCGGCGGCGGATGTGGCGGCAGCGGCGTCGCGCGCGGCGCGGCTCTGCGCTCTAGATGCTTGGTTGGACGCATACATGCTCCCCGCGGTGCCGGCGAGTGCTGCGCCCCCTAATACCAGCGCGGCGGTGGTGCCTATTGCCATGCGTCAAACCCCTTAATAAACGTCCGCTCCATTGGCTTGAACCCGGCGCGTGCGTAGAACTTGCTGGTTTTTTCCACCCTATCGTCGTCCAACGCAATCATAAAAAGCGCCGCCGCCCCATTTTCTTGCGCCCAGTCTTCCAGCGTCTTGTACAGCGCCTGCCCCGCGCCGCTGCCGCGCGCCTCCGGGGTCAGCCACCACCACAATTCCTGCGCGATAGTGTGTTGCGGGTTGAAATAGAGAGGGTAGAGAAAGGCACCGCAGATGCCGACCATCACACCGTCTTTTTCCGCCAACCACAGGCTGACCGCGGGGTTTTCCATCGACCGCACCAGAAAGTCCGCAACGCCGTTAGGGTCAATCGGCACGACGCCGTTGACGGGCGACGCCGCGATGAACTTCAAGGCCAGTTCGGTATACTTACCTAGGTCAGCATATTCAGGGTGGCGGACGGTTAATGTCACTGCGTCACCTGGCGCCCGCTGGCGCGCATGTTGATAGCCGACGCCGTGCCGGCGATTGTGGAGATGAACCCGCTGGGTGACAGCACCTGGCCCACGATCTCAGGGAAGGTGTAGGTCTCGCCCGCTTGCAGCGTCTTGTTCTGGACAATCAGGTTGTCGTTGCCGGCAGCGCCGGCGCCCGTCACCAAGTTGATGCTGATCGTCGCGGCCGTGCCGGTGTAGTTGGTCGCGGTGAACTTGTCGATGATCGTCGTGACACCGTTGGAGGTGTACTGCGTCGTCTGCGTGTTTTCCGCAGTCTTGGCTGGGATCAAAACGGTAACGGTTACGGCCATGTCTTAGCCCTCATACAAGATGTTGATGGTGCCAGAATCAAAGGTGTCGGTGCCGTTCACGGTCGTAATGCGTACGCGGTCCAAAGTTCCACCTAAAGAAACAAACCCGCCGCCAAAACCTGCCGACCCACCAGAATATCCAAAAGCACTCATCCCGCACCAAGTATTACCTGTTATATTTGTGAAAATCATCAGGCCGTTTCTTAGCTCTGCCGCGTTAGTTGACTCTATAATAAAACCTTGCCCAGAGCCTATATTGGCAATCGAAGTCCCCCCAAAAGAAGTCGAGCCAGCGGCGCCGTACCCGCTTGTTGTGACGGTAGTTGCCCCAAGCTGAACAATAACTCTTGATGTACCGTTTGTTGAAACTTCTTGAAACATCACCGTCACGCGCTTCGCCCAAGAGGGAATACCGGTGAAGTCTATGCTCGTGCCGCTGGTGCTGGCCTGCGCGGTGCCTCGCACCAGTGGATAGACGCTCCCCGTCACGCCGCTGACCGACAGCGCGCCACTGATCGTCGTGTTGCCGCTCGCGTCCAGCACGATGTTGTTGCTGGCGCTGCTGCCGTGCTTGAGGTTCGTGGCTTGCAAGGTGGACATGTTTAGGCTCCTAAAGCGGCCTTGATTTCGTCGGGCGTGGCAGCGGCTTCAATCTGGCTCTGCATATCAGAATACTTGGCGCGGATGGCCGCGCGGGCAGCCTCTGCCGCCGCAGCGTCAGCGCTAGGTATCTGCTTGGCAATAACTTCATCATGCGGCTTAAACTCCTCCGCACGGGCCGCGCGGCGGCGGTCATGGGCGATGGCTTTGGCCTTGTTAATGTTGACGGTGATCATTCGCTGTATTCCCACGCTGCGCGGAAGGCGCGGTCTGACGGAATATCCGCTTCGCCTACGATCTTGAACGGTTTGCCCGCAGGCACATCCTTGGCCGCAATTTCTTCAATCGTCAGCCCGCACTCAGGGGCTGGAACGATAACGGCTACGCCGCCTTCGTCTGTGGGGTATATGATGCGTTGGTTCATTTGGTTCCCTTTCAACGGAAAACAGCAACCATAACTATTGAATTATCAAACCGAGAAGGGGTTGCGTTAGCTACGACAACTTGAACGCTAGATGTTGTCCTTGTGCCAAGTTCCGAAACATACCGCGCTTCAGTTAAGCACAAACCAGAAATCGCGTAATTAGTATCCGGCAGGGCGGTCGTAAAATTTATTGTGTAAAGGCCTGTGCCGTTATCTGTAATGCTGGTAACATTACCGCTCGCCCTGATTGCCACCGTACCAGTTCCGTCAAAGTTTACCCACGCGCGGCAACCATACGCCACCGCAGCAGAGCCGTAACCGGAGTCGAACGACAAGGTGCCGGCAAAAGTCGCGCCCGCCGTCGACGTAATGGCACCGCTGGCGTTTACCAACACCCGCTGCACGCCGCCAGTAGCAATCGCCACCTGATTTGCGGCGGGGTAAAAGACGCCGGTGTCTGTGTCGGCGCCTTGCAATGCAGGGGATGAAGCGGTGCCGTCAACACCCGAAATGCCAGTGGAGCCAGAAATGATGATCGGCATGTCCTAGTCCTCACTCATACAGGATGTTGATGCTGCCAGCATCAAAGGTGTCGGTGCCGCCAACGGTCGTAATGCGAACTTGGGTCAGCACATCTGATAACGCTTTTGCGCCGCCCACAAGATACCCGGCGCTGCGAGAAGAATCAGTCAGCGCGCCTTGGGCAACCCAAGTGTTGCCGGTTAGGTTGGCAATGATTACGGCGCCATTTATCGTATCAGCAGCAAGCACAGAGCGGATACCAAAACCCGTTGTAATGGTGGCGGCGCTAACGGATGTGGCGTCAGTTAGCTGAATACCCGCCCCCAAATAGCCTGTCGTCTCAAACCCGCCGGCGTCCCCAAGCTGAATTTGCTTGATACTTGTTCCGTTCGTGCTGACGCCGTTGAACATCACCGTCACCCGTTTTACCCATGACGGGATGCCGGTAAAGTCAATGTTGGTGCCGCTGGTGCTGACCTGCGCCGTGCCTGATGTGATAACGCTTGCACCCATAACCAACGGGCCGCCGAGCGTCTTATTGGTCAGCGTCTGGGTTGCGCCATCTGTCACCACATTCCCCGTATTGGCCGGAAACGTAGCGGTATAATCGACCGCCGTGCTTGGCGTTGTCAGCGTGACGGAACCGCCGCCGGATGAGTTCAGCTTAACTGGCATCTTATGTCACCGTCCACGTGGAACCAGAGGGGATGGTTACGGTCGCGCCGCTGGCAACCGAAATGGGTCCGAATGTGCCGGCGTTTTGGCCGCCGGGGATTGAGTAGCTGTTGTTCACCGTCTGGCCATTTAAGAAGAACATCTGGTCGGTGCCGCCGCCCGTAGCGCCGCCGCCGATAGAACCCCACGCCGAGCCGTTGTAGCCCTCAAACGCGGCCTGGGTGGTGTTGAACCGCAAATACCCGGCAGCGCCCGTGGGGCGCTCCGCAGTGGTCCCTACGGGTATCAGCACGGCATCGGTGGACAGGATAGACAGTTTGACCGCGGAGCTTGTGCCGCCGATGGCTACGCGCTGGCTGATGTAGGCGTTGCCGTTGACGTACAGATCGCCGTTTACGACAGGGTTGAAACTGGCCGCCGGGCCGTACACATTGTCGTAAGTCGCAATCGTGATGCCCGTCGAGGTCTTCAGCACAAATTTGTAGGCTGTCTGATCGTCCAGCCAAATCTCATTAACGCGCCCTGCCGAGTCCAGCACGATAGGGTTTGCGTGCGGCGTGACGCCGGTCGAAGATGTGTACGTCGCCGTCGGGGTCGTGGTGCCGGCCTCGTAGGTGTAGATCAGGCCACCCGACAACGGCACGCCGTTGTTGTCAAAAAACTGGCTCCCAACGCCGCCAAAGAGTGAGATAACAACGGCCATGCTCTACCTCGGCACAAGAGTTAAGGTAGGTGCAACAGTGTATGTTACACGCAACCGATCATTAGGCGACAACCAAAATACCCCAGAAGTCGAGCCGACACCATAGAAAGTTACGTTGTCGCGCGAGAAAGCGACGGCGGATACCGTGCCACCCGTTACAATGACATCTATAGACCGCCCGGTGGTGTTTTGGAAGGTAAAAGGCGACGCGCCGGCGGCTATGGCGCGCGGCAGGATAAGCCAGCCTGGCACCTCGTCGATGCGTGGCGGCGTGACCGCTAGGGCATGCACTTGGCTCTGCAAGACCGCCGAGAAGGCCGCGGCGCCGTCTGGGTTGGACAGGGCCGCGCTCTGCAAGGCGTCAAAGATCGTGGCCTCGTCCGTGGCCGGCGGGCCAAGCTGCACATCTTGCAGCGAGTCCGTATTGGACCCGCTGCCGGTCAGGTTGAACAGGTTGAAGAAGAACCGATACCATTCCCGCGAAATCAGCCCCGTGCGCTCGTCCGTGATGGGGACGCGGGGGGCGGGGATGTTGGTTACGTTGGGAGGGCTAGGCATTGGTCGGGCTGATCGCCAATTCGGCGCCGAGAATGGCTATTTTCACCGGGTCCGTGCCAGACACCTCATACACCCGGTCGCGGATTTTCATGGTCATGCCAAGGCGGCGCCAGATGGTGCGGAAGCCGTAGCGGCCGATTTGGCCCATAGACTTCCAATGCTCGTTTGACCATGTGTGGCCACCATCGTCTGACCAGCGCAGCATGACGCGCGGCACCATGGTCACAAGGGGGCTTTCCGTGACGGAAATATAGTCCTCGCTTTCGGTGACAAGGAAATCATCGCCTTCCGTAAGCAGCAGACCTACCTCAACCGCGCTGTCGAATATTTCATCATCAGACGGCGAAACGCTAAGGCCAACGCCGGTTTCGCAATCGAGTTGCAACGCGTGATGCGTGGTGCGCTTTAGCGTGTTTTGCTGGGACGCCAGCGCACGCCAGGACCGCAGCCATTTCTGTTCCGCGCCGTTATCTGCGTATACGTCAAGGCTGAAAGCGTAGATGTTGCCGTTCTCAAAATCGCCGACAACGATCTCGTCGTTGAAATTCATCTGGCAGTTGCTGCGGTGGCGCGTGAACGCGCCGTTCTCCCAGCCAGAGCGTTCGTGCCAGGCTTGCGTGGCCACGTCGTACACCCACGTCGTATTGGCGGACGGAAAGATCAGCACATAGAATGAATGGCCGTCCTGCTGGTATGTGTAGCCGATGGCGTCAGAAAGATTGCCGTACTGCTGGATTTGCCACTCGACCGCGTGGGTAGAAATGCGCTGCCCGGTGTACCCGTTGGACCGATACACAATGCCTCGGCCGCGGGCGTCGGCGCCCAACCAAAACAGGCCGTTGTCCATCTTGGCGACGGAATACGCGGCCGCGCAGCCGATTTCGTTGAACGCACCTTGGATGCGCTGGAGCGGGAAATCCGCGGTGCCGGCGTCGTACCAGACTTCAACGGAAGTGGTGCCGAACAACCAAACTTCGCGGTGGTCAACGATAAGAGACACCAAGCCGTCAGGAGAGCCTTCCGCGCTGGCAAAATCTAAGGGATCAACCTGCGTGCCTTCCAGCAAACTTGTGATCCAAAACTTTTGGCTGTTTGGCTGGTTGAACACAAAGTAGCCGTCCAAATAGCCGACCGCGACAGCACCGGGGTAGTCAATGTCGGTGATCTGCTGAAAGACATCTGTCAGAGTGTTGTAGATGTAGCCGGGGCCGTTGGCGGCGATAAAAAGCTGCGTGCCGTTGTCCGACATTGACACAGGGCCGGTGTTGGCAATCGTGCCAATGGATGTGGAGGCCCAGTTGCTGTTGAGTTTATAGAGCGTGTCACCGGATACAACGTAACCGTACGCCCCCATTTGCCACAGCCCGCGGATAGGCCCGCTGCCGACCGTGGCGAGCAACTGCAAGCCCGGCGCACGCTGAAGAAACGCGGGTTCTTTGCCATCCTCTGGCACAAGTTCTGGGAACAGGTTGATCATGCGGCTGTCCGCAGCATTAACGCTGCGGGCCACATAGGTCGAGCCAAGGATCGGCGTCTTCATTAGTAATTGCCGGCAAAGATGTTAAAGCGTTGGCGAGTGCCGACGATGCTGTACGGCAGCGCCATGATGTCGTCGGGGTTGTTGATCCGCTTCAAGTTGCGCTTGGATGTCATAGCGATGCGCTGCACCTGCGGCGACGGCTCAACACCAAACTCGGGCGCCATTTCGCACGCCAAGTTGTAGCGGAAGCACCGCAGGTAGCCTGGCGGAAAGGCCAGCGTGGTCGTCAAATTTGCCGGTTGGGAGAGTTCTTGAACCGAGACAATGTGGAACTCCAACACCTTCGTCGGCACCGGGTACACATACATCTCGATGTTGGGGTAGGTCATGTTGACCCACAGCACCTGCGGGTACGTGCTGGTGACAGTTTTGACGGCGATGCCGTTGTACTGCTGCTGATTGATCAGCTTGAGGCCGTATGAAATACCGCTGGCGGGGTCACGAAAGTAGGTGGCGTCGTCCACCAAAACAGGCCGATTGCCCACGATGTCGCCGGTTGGGCCAAACGTCCTAGATATGGCGCCGGGCGGCCAAGTTTCCACCTGGTCCTGTGTCGAAAACACCGCCAGCCGTTCGGTGTTCCAACTGTCGATCATCTGGTTGAGCGCCGTAAGCGCGTCTT